CGCGCAGACAAGAGTAGACCCCGGGTCTTGAGCTGCTGAAACAAGACGAGTGGGGAGTCCAGGGACTGCGAGTCCTCCTGCAACAACATCTCCGTCCTTGATCGCGTACTCTGCACCCTTCTTAGGATTCCGTTTAGACCGTTCAATGTTCGGGTGGTGGCCGTCAACATCAAATACGTCGGGTCGTCGGGATCGAAATTTTCGTCCGAAATCGCAGAAAACATGGAGATGAGTACCTCCATCAGCATGGTCCTCTCGGGCCACGATACACTCCGCTCCAAGTGACCCAAAATGGTCGTTAACGGCCCACTCATCGAGAGCTCCACACTGTGGGTACGTAACAAGAAAGTACCGGGCATTGAGAATAAAAGTCATGTGACGAAGTGTGTCCTGTCGAAAATAATATTATCAGACGGGACACAGGACACAGGACACATCCCCCACTATAAGTACCCCCTTCTATCCCCCCGGTGGTGACATATCATGTCCGCAAACACCGATAACCCCACCTTAAGTCCGCCTAACTCCCCTAAGTCCGAACATGGCGTACGCCCGACGAAAGTCTGGTTCGTACAAGGCAAAAAAGCGAATCAAGCGTTCCGGTCGGCGCTCAGCCTCTACCGTGAAAACGCGACGCTACAAGAAGACTTACCGAAAACCCATGACGAGAAAGAGAATCCTGAACACGACCAGCCGAAAGAAGCGTGATACTATGCTTCCCTTCTCGAATACAGATGCGAGTGGTGCATCGACTGCCGTTGCAGCTCGCCCAATGACAGTGCGGGGCAACTCGTTCGCGTATGCGTTGTTTTGCCCCACTGCGAGGGACCTCTCCCTTTCATCTGGACCCATCGGCTCCGTCGGCCAAGAAGCAATGAGAAACTCAACAACTTGCTTTTACAGGGGTCTAAGCGAGAAGATCCGCGTCCAGACCTCTTCAGGCATTCCATGGATTTGGCGGCGTATCTGTTTCACCAGTAAAGACGCTTACTTCAACGCCTCAAGCGCATCCGACACTCCTATTGTTCCATGGGACAATAATACCGAAACTAGCATAGGCCAGTCCCGGACCTTGTTCAACATAGCGGTGAACAATCAGCCTAACTTCACCAACCTGGTCAACGGACTTCTGTTCAAGGGCTCTCTTAACGCCGATTGGAACGACGTTCTCGTTGCACCTGTCGATACTCGTCGTGTCGATTTGAAATACGACCGATACTGCCGCATCAGTTCCGGGAATTCGAACGGTATTCTCCGCGAGTATAACCGGTGGCATCCGATGAATAAGAATTTGTCATACGATGATGACGAAAACGGTGAAGTGGAGAGCACTAGTAAATTTAGTGTCACAGATAAGCGAGGCATGGGAAACTATTACGTATTGGATATCATTGTTCCAGGAGTTGGCGGCACAAGCACAGATCTTCTTCAATTTTCTACCACGTCATCTATATACTGGCATGAGCGATGATCGACTCGGACCCTATGTCCACAAAGATCGCGTTGCCCTCCATCCAATGAATGTCGTTGTTGCACTGCTCCTCAGAGTAATCCCGTGAAATCATGTCCCTCATCTGGTCCCTCGGATCCCTGTTCGAGATCCAGATAAGAGGCCGGCCCCAAGCCACCAACATCTCATCCCTGTAAAGCAGCCTAACCTGCACATGTGGCTGACCACCAAACCACGACTTCCAATGAGGGAAAAACTTTATTCCGCCACTGATGTCATCAATAATGCCATAGTCGACTGAAGAGGCTAGTGATGCTTGCCTAGCGTTATACCTCTCTTTCATGTAGAGATGGTTGCCTAGCATCCTAGCCCAAGTTGTCTTTCCGGTGAGACCATCACCGGTCAGCACTAGAGACTTGATTCGTCCTCCTATGCTTAGTCAGCATAACTTCGCACTTCGCATCACCCCAACTTGAGATCTGAAATAGCGTCCTCGAGCGAACGAGACTCGCTCGTAGCCCCCCTCCGGGGGATGCGGCCTCAAGCCGCAAGGGGCCGAGCGATCTCTTCGCGACGGACAAGAGTACTCACCTCGGTGTTCCAAAGCTCCAGTTCTCCAGCTAACCAACTCAGGAAAAGCTCCATCTGCAATGGTGATCCCGGGGGGACTCTCATATGGTTCTCCCAGCTCGGGCCACTTCCACTTCGCGTATGCGTGCATACTCCCAAACTTGGTGATGAGATCCCAAGGACAGATGTCCTCAGCAATGTCAAAAAATTCTCGCTGATTCTCCGCGCAGACAAGAGTAGACCCCGGGTCTTGAGCTGCTGAAACAAGACGAGTGGGGAGTCCAGGGACTGCGAGTCCTCCTGCAACAACATCTCCGTCCTTGATCGCGTACTCTGCACCCTTC